TTGCCTGCAATTTATTTTGAAAAAGATGGTAATGAAATGAAAGATCTGCAAGACACTAAGCAGATTGGCGCTGAAGCAAAGGATATGACCCACGCAGTCAAAATGTTAAATTATGCAAACAAAAATACACTACTTGTTCTCATTTCACAACAGAGAAACCAGTTTGGATCTATGCATGCGAGCCACATACCCACGGGAGGCATGGCAGTTAAATTCTTCTCATCTACCGTTATTAAACTATGGTCTTCAGAAGCCGAGGCTAATGCTATTAAAGCTGGTGTTAAAGTTGGTGACAAAATTATTGAGCAAAGAGTCGGAAGGCCAGTCAATTGGATTATTGATTACAACAAGCTCGGTCCCCCAAACCTATCTGGACAGTACGACTTCTACTACCAAGGAGAAACTATAGGTGTAGACCGTGTGGGTGAAACCCTAGATGTTGCAGAGATGTGTGGCATTGTAGAAAAGGGCGGCGCTTGGTATACCGTCAATGGAGAAAGACTTCAAGGACGTGCAAAAGCTGTTGCATACCTTAAAGAAAACCCTGATGTAGTTTTAAAAATGGTTGAGGAAATTAATGCCAAATATTAATGAGTTCTTAGGGAAACCCGAAAAACTTTTTAAGCCTGAGCTTGAAAGAATCGGGGGCCCTAAGCCTTGTTCTAAATGTGAAAAGGATTCAGAAGAGTACTTCTGGGATGCTTTAAACATGCAAATGCTTTGGGAATGTCCCGATGGTCACAAGAATTCTTATTCGGTAGGATAATGTCAGAAAAATCAGAAGTTAAAAGAGACGGTGCTAAAGCACAAAAGAATAGCGGTAGAGGTGATTATCAAAAAGGTGATGCCCAGTGGAATCAGTTCTTAGTAGATTACAAAGAATCTTCTAAGTCTTTTTCTTTAAACAAAGACGTGTGGGCTAAAATATGCACTGATACCTTTAAGGTAAGCAGAGATATGCACCCAGCATTAAAAATTATTATAGGAACAGATTCCAAGGTTAGACTTGGAATAATTGAATGGGCAGTATTAGAAGAGCTAATACAGTTCTGGGAGGACAATAATGTCAAGCGGCAAAAGGAATAACAAAATACCATTTAATGATACTCAAATTAAAAACGGTAGGATTGTCAGGCTTAGAAAAGATGGTACCGTAAAGGCCGATCTTGGCCCTTACAAGGCAAAGCATAAGGTGGTTAAGTAAAGGCTATGAGAGAAATACTTTTAACAACAGTAGTTGGCGCAGCAGTGGGTGCTGTGTTTAGCATATTCAAGTTGCCTATTCCTGCACCGCCAGTATTTGCAGGCTTAATGGGCATTGTAGGTCTTTGGATAGGCTATGGATTAGTTCAAAGGTTTATATAATGGAAATGTTTTTGATTGCAGGAATTGCAATAGGGTTCTTAATTGGGTACCCTTTAGGTTTGTTTATAGATAAACTAGATAAGAGAGAGAAGGCTAAAAGTGGCGGACGATAAGAATACCCTTGAATTAATTAGTACAATAACAGAGTTCAATGACTTGCATGAGTTTATGCAGGACGAGCATTTAGATAAGGCTCTGGCAATTGTGGTAAAATTATTAATGAACCCAGATGTTCCCTCTGCCAAGGCCCCTCTAATTATTATGGAGCTTCAAGCAATGTCTACTAAGTTTGCAGTAATGTCATCTATCTATTCAACTATTGCAAAAGATAAAGCGGGAACGCCAAATAATAATAAGAAGAACGTATATTATTCAGTAAAGGAGTCCATAGACAAACTTGTAGATGCACTTAAGTATGTCGTTAGGTACAATTCATAAATGGCTAGAGATATAGTAAAAAACCTTAAATTTAAAAAACACACAGGAAAGTTTTTTGATCCTGAGCTGTTTGCTCAATTGCTTGATGAGTCATACAGAAATACTAAACGTGCAGACGGGGAGATGACTAAAAAAACATTCAGTCCCAGCACACTTGGATACGGTCATGGAACATGCCCAAGGTATTGGTATATGGCTTTTAGCGGTGCAATGTTTATCGATGACAACGATGCTGTTGCCGTTGCCAACATGGCACAGGGAACTCAGGCTCACGAAAGACTACAGAATTTAATTAAAACAATGCCACAGTGGAGAGCGGAAGAAGAAGAAATTCTAAACGAATATCCACCTATCCGTGGCTTTATAGATTTAATTATGGAGTACGACGGCGAGACCGTAATTGGAGAAATTAAGACGGCTAAGCAAGAGGTGTGGGATGCAAGACAGTCTGAAATGAAACCTACCCCCAATCATCTTCTTCAACTACTTACATATATGAAGCTTAAGAATGCTAAAGAAGGTTTCTTTTTATATGAGAATAAGAATACCCAAGAGCTAATTGTTATACCTATTTCAATGAATGAAAGAAACACAAAGATTATTGAGCACACCTTTGAGTGGATGATAGAGGTATGGGATAACTTTAAAGACGGAGATCTACCAATGAGACCCGAAGGGGCAACAAAGTCTAAGCTCCCATGCACATACTGTCCAGTTAAGAAGGAGTGCTACTCTAAAGATACCCCAGTTGGAACTATTAGAATAGATAGATTTGAGATTCCTGCATAATGATATGCGCTAATTCAGAATGCAAGAAAGACTTTAATCCTAAAACTCATAATCAAAAATACTGTACCGATGAGTGTTGCAGAATTGCAACCAACAGAAGAATTATGGAAAAGTATTATGAAAAGAAAGCAATTAGAAGTGGATCTAAAAGACCTTGCACTAAGTGTAAGGCACAGCTAAGTAGATATAATACATCTTCTATGTGCTCTAGTTGTGAAAAATCTACAAGTTTAGAAACAAAAAACAAACTGTTTGGGATGATTAATGACATTAGCTAAATTAGTAAAAACAAAAGCCAACAGAGTTCTTGGCATTGATGCCTCTACAAATTCAATTGCTTTCTGTTTAATGGAAAACGATATCCCATTGAAATGGGGAAAAGTTGAATTGACTGGCGCAGATATATACGACAAGATATATGATGCTAAGGTAAAGATGCACTCTATGTTAGATCAATTAAAGAGTGACTACATAGCAGTAGAAGGAGCAATACTTGTCAGATCCCCTGATGCTGTGATAAAATTGTCCTATGTCTATGGTGTGGTTATTGCTGAGCTTATGTCTACTGGCGCTTCCGTTATTACTATATCCCCTAGTTCTTGGCAGGCGTATATTGGAAATTGCTCACTATGCCAATAAGGTGTTAACGGAACGATGAAACTATATCAAAGCCAGACCTGGCTATACAGAAGGTATGTTGTTCAAAAGAAAACGGTAACAGAAATTGCCGATGAGTGTAAAGTCTCTGCTATGACTATACAGAGATATTTAGAGAAGTTTCAATTAATTAGGAGGCGGTAATGTTAAGACCAGTATTTGAGGACACAAAAGATTTTCATTGTAGTGACTTATATCTTCAGGCTGTAGGTGCGCCTGCGGGATCAAAGATCTGGGCGGCATGTCATGAGATTGCCCATATGCTAATTGATAAAAATATATCATACGGAAACTCAGCATGCTGGAGATAATGACATCGATGACCTTATTGGATATCTTATTCTATATAAAATAGCTAAATCTAGTTGATTTTTTAGTCGACTAGAAGTATAATGTATATATGAGCGAAATAGAATTGTCAGATCGTTTTGACAGAATGAATAGGGTTGTTGAAGAACTACTTAAAGGCAGCACACCAACCCAAATTGCAAATATTACGGGCATCCAGCGTAAAGAAGTTCTTGAGCTTATCGGAGACTGGAAAGATGTAGTTCACAATGATAGCAACATAAGAGACCGTGCAAGAGAAGCCATATCTGGGGCTGACCAGCATTATGCTATGTTGATCAAAGAGTCTTGGAAGACTGTAGAGGATGCAGACCAGTCTGGTCAATTAGGCATCAAGTCTGGCGCATTAAAGCTAATTGCAGACATAGAAGCAAAACGTATAGGCATGCTTCAGTCAATTGGAGTTCTTGAAAACAATGAGATTGCAAATCAAATTGCAGAAACAGAACGCAAGCAAGATATTCTAGTAAAGATTTTAAAAGAAGTAACATCAACTTGCCCTAAATGTAAGATGGATGTTGCAAAAAGATTATCTCAAATAACTGGGGTAATAGAATCAGTCCCAGTAGAGGAAGCGGATGTCGTTTGATTTTGAAGATCTCATCGACATGCTTGATGGGGAGGAGTTTGATGAGAAACCAGTCGATCTTAAAACGTTTGTTAGAAGTCCAGAATACCTTGGGCTTCCAGAACTTTCTGACTACCAGTACATTCTCATTGAAAAAAGTTCGCAAATCTACAAAGAGTCAACGCTTATCAAGTTATTCGGAGAAGAAGAAGGAAGAATAAGATTTAAGCAAACTGCAAATGAAATTGTTGCACAACTTGGTAAAGGTTCTGGAAAAGATTATTGCTCTACAATTGCTACGGCTTATATAGTTTATTTACTATTGTGCCTTAAAGATCCAGCAACGTATTATGGGAAGCCTCCAGGGGACAGCATTGATATTATTAACATTGCAATTAACTCTCAGCAGGCAAGCAATGTTTTCTTTAAAGGTTTTAAAACAAGAATTGAAAAGTCACCCTGGTTTGCTGGGAAGTATACAGACAAAGCTGCAGAAATTAAGTTTGACAAAGCTATTACAGTACACTCAGGCCACTCAGAACGTGAAGCTTGGGAAGGCTATAACGTTATAGTAGTTATTCTAGATGAGATCTCGGGCTTTGCAATTGATAATACTACGGGCCACGATCAAGCTAAAACTGGCTCTGCTATTTATGATATGTACAGAGCTTCGGTAGATTCACGTTTCCCAGACTTCGGTAAGGTAATTCTTCTTTCTTTTCCAAGATACAAGAATGATTACATTCAGCAAAGATACAATGCAGTAGTGGCGGAAGTAGAAACTGTTGTGCGTGATCATAAATTTAAGATGGATGAAGATTTGCCAGACGGAACAGAAGGCAACGAGTTTGTTGTTGAATGGGAAGAAGATCATATCATATCTTATAAGATACCTAGAGTATATGCTATTAGAAGGCCTACATGGGATATTAATCCTGTAAGAAAGATAGATGATTTTAAGGTAGCATTCTTTACTAATCCGTTAGACGCATTATCTAGATTTGCATGCATGCCACCAGATGCCATAGATGCATTCTTTAAGTCTAGAGAGAAGATTGAAAAAGCATTTAATAAAGGACATCTTGCGGTGGATAACTTCGGAAGACTAGAAGAATGGTTTATCCCAGATCCAGATAAAGAATACTTCTTACACGTTGACTTAGCTCAGAAGCATGACCATTGTGCAGTAGCAATGTCTCACGTTAACAAATGGGTTAATGTAAAGGTTACAGACACATACTCTCAACCAGCACCAGTAGTTGAAGTAGATGCTGTTAGATTCTGGACACCTACAAAAGATAAATCAGTAGACTTTACTGAAGTAAAAGATTACATACTTTCTCTAAAAACCAGAGGGTTTAAGATTCGTGTGTGCACGTTTGACAGATGGAACTCTCATGATATGATGCAACAACTAAAACAATACGGCATCAATACAGAGATTCTGTCTGTCGCTAAAAAACATTATGATGATATGGCTATGATTGTTGCTGAAGAAAGACTTTCAGGTCCGCATATACAGCTTCTCATTGATGAGCTTTTGCAATTAAAGATAATGAGAGACAGGGTTGACCACCCAAGAAAAGGATCTAAGGACTTGGCGGATGCTGTCTGCGGATCTATTTATAATGCTATAAAAAGAAGTAAGTTTGATACTAATGAAGAAATCAGAATACATACTTATGAATCTATGAGTTACGATAATGATTTTGGCAAGGAGCCAGACGGAGAAACAAGTTCTTACAACATGATTAGAGCTCCAAGAATACCAGAGAATTTAAAAGATGCCATGGACAGGATGACAATAATATGAGCACGTATCAAGAAAAAGCTAAGGCATGTTTATGTTGTGGTAAACATGTTCCACTCCCAACTGTTTTAAAAGAATATAACGGAGTAACCTTATGTCCAACTACATTTTCAAATGTAATTGAATATAAAAGAATATGGAAGACATCAGGATCTAGACCTATGGGAAATGTAAGGAAACATTTTTCAGAGTATGTACAGCAAATAGTAGAAGAAACTATTGACAAAAACGAAGACGGAACGTTATAATATACAACTAAGCAACATTAGCTTAGTTGGTTAAAGCCCCGAACTCATAATTCGGTAATCGTAGGTTCAAGTCCTACATGTTGCACAAGGAGGCAGTATGAACGAAGAAGAAGCAAATGACGAAAGAATAGCATACTACTTACAAATAGGTGCAATAAGTTTTGAAGGCATGGATGAAAATGGAGAAATCATTTATGCTATTAGCGAAACTGCAAAAGAATTGGCTCCAGAACTGTGGCAATCCCATACAGAATATGTTGACAGGTCTTTGCTTGAACTGTATGAGCAAGGGTTAGTCGAAATAGAATATGACGAAAACTTGCAGGCAACTATGCATATAAGTCCAGAAGGACAAAGGATTGCTAGGGAAAAGGGATTAATTGAAATGGACTTTAATCCAGATATTCCAAATGATTAGGTTAGGCCTTTGTAGCTCAGAGGATAGAGCAGGACTCTTCTAAGGTCTTGGTCACAGGTTCGACTCCTGTCAAGGGCGCAATGCGGATGTTGCATATTGGTAGTGCCTCTGCCTTCCAAGCAGAAGGGGTGAGTTCGATTCTCATCATCCGCTCTCATTCAGGTTCGTATAATGGTAGTACTCCAGATTCCGAATCTGAGAACGAAGGTCCGATTCCTTCACCTGAAGCTTTGCATTGATATATTGTTTTTTGATATAATAGTATTAGGTCGCCAATAGGGGCCTATAAATTAACTTATTCGCTTGAAGGAGGAATAAAATGGTAACAACATATACATGGGATCTTTTCAAAGATCCTTTTTTTATTGGATTCGATAGGGCATTAGATACGTGGAGCCACGCTCAAACAGTATCAAGTGCAACTAATTATCCACCATATAACGTAATCAAGGTAGACGAAGACAACTTCGTTGTCGAACTAGCAGTCGCTGGATTTAGCAAGACAGATATTGATGTATCAACAGCAGACGGCAAGCTTACTGTAAAGGGAGAATTAACCACAGAGGATAAAGATTCAAAGTTTATCCATCGTGGAATTGCTGCTCGTAAATTTACTCGTGAGTGGGCCCTTGGTGAATATATGGAAGTAAAAGCGGCGGAGCTAAAGGACGGAATGCTTAAAATTGATATTGTACGCATTCTGCCAGAAGAAAAGAAGCCAAAGACCATCAAGGTCAAATAAATAGTATAATAGAAATCTGCACCCCGTCACTGGGGAGTCGCAGACTATTCGGGTCGCTACCCGAAGGATGGACCTGAGTACGTCCCGAAACTGCTCATAATTTTAAGGAGAATCATGTTCGAGTATTATGTTAAAAAGGTTACAAAGGTTGTAGACGGAGACACAATCGATGTAGAAATTGATCTGGGATTTGATATCTCTTTTAGTTCAAGAGTAAGATTGGCTGGGATTGATACACCAGAAAGCAGAACAACAGATAAGATAGAGAAGGCTTTAGGTCTTGAAGCAAAAGCTTATCTAAAGAAAGAGATTGAATCTGCTAAAACTATTGTTATCAAAACAGAAAAGATGGATAGTTCTGAAAAGTACGGAAGAATTTTAGGCTGGGTTTTTCTTGATGGATCAACAGTATCTATGAATGAAAAGATGATTGCAGATGGACATGCCTGGGGATACCTAGGGGATACTAAGGTTAAAGACTTTGACGCCTTAGCAAAAGCGAGGAAGAAGAGCGGCAAGTAATGCCAGTATACGAATACAAGTGCTCATATGATGACGCACATCCAACAATGTCAGTGCATAGATCAATAACAGATAGTGACCCAGGGTACACATGTGTTGAATGCGACTCAAATATGACAAGACATTTTACGCCATTTGGTATTCAGTTTAAGGGCAACGGCTTTTATAAAACAGACAATCCTAAATAGTTCAATGATATAATTAACTAAACAGACATATTGTTTGTTTAGGAGTTATAGTTGACTAGGAATAAAGCATGGAGATTGTCATTAGCATTCATTTTGATGTTTGGATGGCTATTTCTCACACCTGCCTATAGCGATGATCCACTTTCAGTTGCCGCTCAAGAGATAGCGGAACTAAACGAAAAGGTAACAAATCTTACAGAAGAGGCCGATACTAGAGCCTTAATAGATATAGCAGAAGACAAATACGATGCAGCAGTTGCCGCCAAAGCGG